ATCGGGATGCAGGGCACCGGCACGCTCGCCGGAAGGCTCGTCATCCGGGGGCCGGTCACCGTGCGGCAGGCGAGCTACACGGCGAACACGCACAGCGTCGAAGTCGTCGTTAGCTCGACCACCATGCGATTGAACGGGGGCGTGCCGCCGAAGGAATTCCAGAATCAGACCGTGACGCAGATGGCGAATTGGGCCACGGCCCCGATGGGCGTCACCTTCAAGGTTCTCGGCAACTGCCCCGGCGCCGATCTGCCCTTCGAGCGCGTGAGCACGCACTTTGGCGAGACGATCTTCCAATTCGTCGGGCGGATCGCGGCGTGCCGCGACCTGCATCTGCGCGACGACGCGAACGGCAACCTCATCGGGACGCGCGCGCAGGGCGGCGCGGCCATCGCGCAATTGCAGGAAGGCCGCAACATCCAGGCCGCCCAGGTCACGATGAACATCCTCGAAAACTATTACAAAATCGACGCGGTCACGCAAAACTTCGGCAGCGACCAGCATTACGCCGACGACGCGCGCGACATCGCGACGACCGTCACGATGGGCGGCTTCGGCGATCCGGAGCAGCGCACGATGTACCTGCAAGGCCCGATGCCGGACACCGTGCAAGGGCTCGGCATGTACGCGCATCACGAAGGCGCGCTCGTGAAGGCCGACGTGATCGACGCGAACATCACCGTGCCGGGCTGGCTGCGCGACGACGGCTCGCTGTGGATCGATCACATCAGCGAGTCCGTCACGATCTTCTCGCCGATGCTGTTCCCGACCGATAGCATGACGCTTTCGATCCGCGGCGTGACGCACATCCAGAACAGCGAAGCCGGAACGATCACCAACATTGAATGTTGCCTGCCGCAAGCGTTGAGCGCGGAGCCGCAATTCGGCGCGCCGGGCGCGGACAATCCCGGATCGGTGAACGCGGCCGTGCCGAGCGGCCCCGATTAAATAAATGACCGCGCACACCGTCGCGGACATCCGCCGCCGCGCGCTCGCCGCGCTCGTGCCGCCGCCGCGCCTGCCGCTCTCCGACTGGATCGAGGCGAACATCCGCTTGCCCGAAGGCGTCTCCGCGCTGCCCGGCCCGGTGCGGCTGTGGCCGTATCAGCGCGGCATCGCCGACGCTATCAGCGATCCGCAGATCGAGCGCGTCACCATCGTCAAGCCGGTGCGGGTCGGCTTCACGACGCTGTTGACCGGCGCCGTGGCGAGCTTCGTCGCGAACGAGCCCGCGCCGGTCCTCGCCCTGCTGCCGACCGAGGCCGACGCGCGCGACTACGTCGTCTCCGAGATCGAGCCGACCTTCGGCGCGTCGCCCGCGTTGCGCGCTGCGCTCGCGCCCGACGCCGAGGATGGCGACCGCAACACGCTCCTGCACCGGCGCTTCCCCGGCGGGTCGCTCAAGGTCGTCGCCGCCAAGGCGCCGCGCAACCTGCGGCGCCACACCGCGCGCGTGCTCCTGATCGACGAAGCCGACGCGATGGAGATCGGCCCCGAGGGCTCGCCGATCCGGCTCGCCGAGCGGCGCACGCTGTCCTACCCGAACCGCAAGATCGTCATCGGGAGCACGCCGCTTTTCGAGGACACGAGCGCGGTGCTGCGGAGCTATGCAGAGTCGGACATGCGCGTGTTCGAAGTGCCGTGCCCGGAGTGCGGCGCGTTCCACGAGATCATGTGGGGCGACATCGTGTGGGAGGACGGCAAGCCCGAGACGGCCGCCTATCGGTGTCGGCACTGCGGCGAGACGATCCCCGAGCGGCACAAGGCCGCGATGGTCGAGGCGGGCCGCTGGCGCGCGACGCGGGTTGCCGAGCGACCCGCGTCGCATGCGGGCTTCCGGCTCAACGCGCTGGTGTCGCTTCTCGCCAATGCGTCATGGGGACGGCTCGCGGCGGAATTCTTGGCCGCGAAGGACTCGCCCGAGGAATTGCAGGTCTTCACCAACACGATCCTGGCGCAAGGCTGGCAGGCGGGCGGCTCGGGCGAGATCGACGAGGCGACGCTAGCGGCGCGCGCCGAGCCGTTCGATCTCAACACCATCCCGGCCGAAGTGCTGGCGATCACCGTCGGCGCCGACGTGCAGGACGACAGATGCGAGGCGGCGCTGTGCGGCTGGACGCGCACGAGCGAGTGCCTGGTTCTCGGGCACTTCATCGTGTGGGGCGCCTTCACCGATCAATCGACGTGGGATGAATTCGGCGAGCTTCTGACGACACGGTGGCGCCACCCGTTCGGCGGCACGCTCAAGGTAGATGCCGCCGTGGTCGATTGCGGCGACGGCGACCACTACGACGCCGTGATGAATTTCACCTTGCCGCGGCTGCGCCATCGCATTTTTAGCGGCAAGGGCATGGCGGGCTCGCGGCCGGGCTTCGCGCTCGCCAAGGGCAAGCGGCTCGCCGGGCGGCTCGCGATCATCGGCGTGGACGTGCTCAAGAGCACGATATTCGACCGGCTCACGCGCGGGCGCGGCATCCGGTTCTCGGCGAGCCTTGAGCCGAGCTTTTACGAGCAATTGGCGAGCGAGCGGCGAGTCATCCGCTACAAGCGCGGGCGGCCGGTGCGGCGCTTCGAGCGGATCAGCACGCGGGCGCGCGCCGAGGCGCTCGACGCGTTGGTGTACGGCTTCGCCGCCCGGCAGGCCGTCAGCATCATCTACGACGCGCGCGAGGCCGAGCTACGGCAAGGCCCGGCGCCGCCGCCGTCGAGCGTGGTGCGGTCGCGGTGGATGGAGCGATAGACGCGGGTCTGTCATGCGCGGTTCGCAAGATTGTCAGTGGCGGATGATGGCGAACAACGTCGAACAATTGACACGACCGACCGCGCGAGCGGCCACGTCACCATTTGCTTGAGGCGAGCCAACTTCGGCCGCATGGTTGCCGACGTATCTCACGCGGAGGTCACCATGCATTCGCTCACCCTCGCGAACGTCCTGGCCGCGAGCGGCACGGACATCAACAACCTGAAAATTCAGAGGCACCGTGGTCAAGTCGCGCTCGCGTTCGGGCGCAGCGATGCCTACGCGTCGCTCGGCTACGTCGGGCTCGACGCGGTGGCCGCTCGGCTGGCGACGGTGCTCACCCAAACGATGCAACAACGCACGCTCGCGTCGCGCATCGTGCGCGATCAATGGGGCGTGTGGTGCCGCGTCGTCGCGATGGCAGAGGCGGCGCCGCCCGCCGTGCCGTGCCTGTTCTACGTGATCGAGGTCGAGCACCCGAACGGCAGGAAGGGTCACGTCAGCGTCGCGTCGTGTCTCGACTCGCGCGATGAAGGCAACCTGCGCGCCATCGCGGCCGACCTGCGCGAGCGCACCGGCGCCGTCGCCCGCACCTTCGTTGCGGTCGAGATGCACACGATCCTCGACGACGTGCGGCGCAATGCCGAGCGCGCGGGCTTCGACCTGTCGGGCGCCTTCCTGCCGCCGTTCGGCGATGCCCGGCTCGACGAGGTCTTGCAGCCCTACGACGACGCGATGCCCGACCGCGCGGTGGTCGTGTTCGACGGGCGCGAAAACGTACCCCTGCGCGCCGCTGGCGTGGCCGCCCGTGAGGCGATGGAGCGGCTGCACTGATGTTCGCCCGGCTCACCCGCGCCACCCGGCAGGCCGCCCGCGCGTTCCGGCGGGCCTACGACGTGCCGTCGGACTTCGCGGGCAATGCCACCGGCTTCGACGCGGCGGGCCACGGCGACCGCTGGCCGCGTTCCTCCCTGATCTGGTCGCCGGTCAGCCAACAGCTTGCCGCCGCCGGGCCGACCGCGCGCAACAGCGCGTGGCTCGCCAACAATTCCCCGACCGGCGCGAGCTTCGTCGAGACGTGGACCAACAACTTGGTCGCGACCGGCCCGACGGTGCGCTCGAAGCACCCGGACGAGACGACCCGGCGCTTGCTCGAAACCGCGTGGACGCGGTGGGCAAATAAATGCGACGCCGAGGGCACCGGCGACCTGATCGGCTACCTCACCAAGCTGGTGAAAAACTTGGTCGTGAGCGGCGACGCCTTCACGCAATTGCCCATCGTCGAGCGGCAATTGAAGTTGAAGCTGCTCAACAGCGAACAGGTGTGGCGCCCGCTGACCCGCGTGCTGCCCGACAAGCGGCGCATCTTCGCCGGGGTCGAGCTCGACATGAACGGCAAGCGCGTCGGCTATTGGGTCATCCCGTATCAGATGGATTTGCCCTGGGCGATCTTCCCGATGCCCGAGCGGATCGGCGCCGACGATCTCCTGCATTGCTTCGTCGCGCCGTTTCCCGGCTCCGTGCGCGGCATCTCGTGGCTCACCCCCGTCGCGACCCGGCTACTCGAGCTAGACCGCGCCGAGGATGCGCTGATCGCCCGGCTCAACACGTCGGCGCTGCACTGCGGCTTCATCCGCGATGTCGATGGCGCGAGCGGCTACGCGGCGGAAGCGCAGCCCGGCGCCGCGAGCGGCAAGCCCGAGATCAGCATGGAGCCGGGGAGCCTGCGCATCCTGCCGCCCGGCACCGATGTCGTGTTTCCCAACAACCTGCCGGACACCGCGGGCGCGAATGACTTTCTCCGCCACATCCTGCGCTCGGTCGCGGCGGGCGGCGGCGTGCCGCATTCGTTGCTGACCGGCGATCTCTCCGACGTGAATTACAGCAGCGCGCGCATGGGGCTCGAAAGCTTCAAGCGCTCGGTCGCGCGGTTGCAGCGCTCCGTGCTGGTCGCGCAATTGCTGCAACCCGTGTGGGAGCGCTTCGTCACCGTCGAGATTCTGTCCGGGCGGCTCGCCGCGCGCGACTTCGAGGACAACCCCGACAACTATTACGCGGTCGATTTCCGGTGGCCCGGATGGGCGAGCCTCGACCCGGTGAAGGATGCGCAGGCCGACGGCATCGCGCTCGCCAACCGCACCAAATCCCGCGCCGAGATCATCGCCGGGCGCGGGCGCGACATCGAGGACGTGGACCGCGAGATCGAGGCCGACCCGTTCAAGGACGAGGTCCCGGCGCAGCCGGTGACCGTAGGAGTGGATCAAAATGCTTGACCGCATCACGCTCGCGCTGCGCGACGCCGCCTTGCGCCCGGCGACATGGAATCCCGATGCCTCGACCATCGACGCGGTGATCGCGAGCGACGCGCCGGTGGCGCGCCGCGACGCGAAGGGCGATTTCCTCGAAATCCTCGACCCGGCCGGGGCCGATCTCTCCGCGCTCACCGGCGCGTCGGTGCTCGACGGGCACCGGCAGGACGGTATCGGCTCGGTGATCGGCACGGTGGAGTCCGCCCGCGTCGAGGGCCGCGAGATCGTAGCGAGGCTGCGGTTGTCGTCGCGCCCCGAGCTTGCGCCGATGGTGCGCGACATCGCCGACGGCATCATCCGCAATTTGAGCGTCGGCTATTCGGTCGCCGAGTGGCGCGACGGCGCCGCCGACGGCAAGCGCACCCGCACCGCGGTCAAGTGGACGCCGCGGGAAGTTTCTTTCGTCGCGGTCCCGGCCGACCGCAACGCGCACACAAGGAGTCATGACATGACCAGCACCAGCGCGGCCGGGGAGCGGCCGACCATCAACCGGGCGATCCGCGAGCTTGCCGCGCGCGCGGGCGTCGCGACGACGATCACCGACGGGCTGATCGACCGGAGCGCGAGCATCGAGGATGCCCGCGCCGCGATCCTCGACGACGTGATCCGGCGCGGCTCGGTCACGATCAGCCCGAGCGCGAGCCATGCGAGCTACGACGACCCGGAATTCTTCCGCACCGCCGTCGCCGACGCGATGTACGCGCGGATCAACCCCAACTATCGCCCGAGCGACGCGGCGCGGCAGTACATGGGCGAGGCATTGCCGACCGACATCGCCCGGCTGTGCTTGCAGCGCAACGGCATCAGCACGATGGGGCTCGGCCGCGACGGGCTGGTGACCCGCGGGCTCGAAAGCACGTCCGACTACCCGGCGATCATGATGAACGTGCTCAACAAGAGCCTGCGCGTCGCCTACGAGGCGGCGCCGTCCGGCTTGAAGGACGTGGCGCGGCCGAGGACGAGCTTGGACTTCCGGCCGATGCAGCGGATCATGCTCGACTCGACCGCGTTCCAATTGCAGCCGATTCCCGAGACCGGCGAATTCAAAGGCAGCGTCATGGTCGATGCCGCCGAGAGCTTCGCGGTCGCGACCTATGGCGGGCTCTTTCGCATCTCGCGCAAGGCGCTGGTCAACGACGACTTGAACGCGTTCGGCGACGTGTCGCGGCGGCTCGGGATCGCGTCGGCACAATTCGAGGCGCAGACCTTGGCCGACCTGCTGTTGCAGAACGCCGGGCTCGGCCCGGCGATGAAGGACGACGGCAGGCCGCTGTTCGATCCCGCGCACGGCAACGTCGCCGCGACCGGCGCTGCGCCCGCGGTCGATACGCTGTCCGACGCTCGCTTGGCGATGCGGCTGCAACGCGGCAAGAGCCCGGACGGCGGCACGACGCCCGGCGGACTGATCTCGGTGGTGCCGAGCATCCTCGTCGTCGGCGCCGATCTCGAAACGACCGGCGAAAAGCTGATCGCCGAAATCCGGCCGGTGACGGTCGATACGGTCAACCCGTTCTCGAAGCTCACGAGGCTGGTGGTCGAGCCGCGCTTGCCGCCGCTCGGCTGGTACGTCGTCGCCGATCCCGGCGAGATCGACGGGCTCGAGTACGCCTACCTCGCGAGCGCGCCGGGGCCGCAATTGGAAATGCGGTTGGGCTTCGAGGTTGATGGCTTGCAGGTTCGCGTCCGGCTCGACTTCGGGGCCGGTTTTGTGGATTTTCGCGGCTGGTACCGCAACGCGGGCTCGGCGAGCGCGGCGGCGGAAGCGCCCGCCCGCAGGGCGTCGCACACGGCGCGTGCGTCGTGACCGATCTCGCGACCATGCAGGCCGAGCTAGACGCGCTCAAGAAGGCGAGGGCGAGCGGCGCGAGCCGCTTGAGCTATGACGGCAAGTCGGTCGAGTACCGCGACGATGCCGCGATGCAAGCGGCCATCGCCGCGCTGGAAAACGATATCGCCAACGCGACGGGCGCGACGCCCGTGCGCACCATCCTCATCCGCTCAACGAAAGGCTGGTGACGATCTTCGGCGCGGGCGCCCCGTGTGTATCTGCGGGCTTCGCGGGCCGGTCCAAAAACGAAAAGCTGATCTCCCTGGGCGCACTCTCTCGTAGGGTCAAGGTCGGCAAGGCCCGCAACTGGTTCTCTGGCGTAGGCGTGGGTACAATCATCATGGCTGAACACGCGACTCGGCCGCCGTCCTATCTGTCGTGCGCTTCGCTCGCGCGCGAATTGGATGTCGCCGAGTCCACCGTGTACGAGTTGGTCAATCGGGGCATCCTGCCGAAGCCGATCAAGCTGTCCAGCGGTTGCACCCGCTGGTGTTGGGACGACGTGACGATGGCGCTTGCCTCGCTCAAGGCGGGCGCGACCGTCACGGAGATCGATCCGTATATCCGAGGGGCGCGTGATGCGACAAAGGAAGAATAACACCATCGAATTGCCGCGCGGCGTGCATCGCGTCGTCGCGCGCGGGCGCGAGTTTTTCTATTGGCAGCGCGGGCGCGGCACGAAGCACGCGGGGCCGCGCGTCAAGCTGCCGAACGATCCGCACTCGCCGGAATTCTGGACCGCGCTGCGCCAAGCGCAGGGCATCGTCGGCCCGGTGGCGACCGACACGGTGGACGCGTTGATCGACGCCTACATCGCCGCGTGGCCGACGCTCCCGAAAAAGCTCGCGCAGAACACGCAAGACAACTATCGGCGCGGCTTGAAGCGTGCCCGCGCGGCGTGGGGCAAGCTCGCCGCCAAGGGCCTGCGGCCAATCCACGTGCGCGAGGTCATGAAGGCGCTCGCCGACAAGCCCGGTGCCGCCAACGGCTTTCTCGGCGCGATGCAGGCGTTGTCGAAGTGGGCGCTCGTCAACGATCTGATCGACGTGTCGCTGACCGACGGCGTCACCGGCTACGACACCGGCGGCGGCTTCCTGCCGTGGACCGCGGCGCAGGTTGCGGCGGCGCACGACAAGCTCACCGGCATGATCCGGCGCGGCGTCCTGCTGGAGCTTTATACCGGCCAGCGCGGCTCCGACATGGTGCGGCTCGGCCCGACGATGATCGATGACGGCGGCTTCGATCTCGGCTGGAAGGGCCAACAGAAGACCGGGCAGCGGCCGTGGGTGCCGATCCTGCCCGAGCTTGCCGCCGAGATCGCGACGTGGGAGCGGCGGCCGGGTCCCTTCGTGACGACCGGGACGGGCAGGCCGTTCACGCGGACATATTTCAGCGTCCTGTTCCGCGCGGCGACGAAAGACATCCCCGAGCTTGCGAACGCGCACCTGCACGGGCTGCGCGCGACCGCGGTCATCAACCTCAAGCGCGGCGGGCTCACCGATCTGGAAATCTCCGACGCCGTCGGCATGAGCCTCGAAATGGTCAAGCACTACACCCGCTTCGAGGACAAGCGGGCGAGCGGCAAGGCGTCGCTGGTCAAGCTCGCCGACCACGCGACGCGCAAGAACACGGTACGCCAATGAAGCTGCCCTATCTTCACACGTTGCGGGTGGCAGAGCATCGAGCGGTCTTGGTCGCGCGACGGCGCGCGAGGCGTGAGGCCACGAGAACGAAACAGGACGCGCTACTGTAAAACCATTGGAAATTTTACAGTAGCGCACGTTGATATCGTTGAAGAAATGGCCGTGTATCCACAATCCCGAATTCTGGCTAATACGCCGTTTCTTTCGCGCATTCAACGCGATGCGTTTTACAAGGCGACTCCGAAAAAGCATGAACGGGGCCGGAACAGACCGGCCAACTGTAAAACATTTTCCGCCCCTCTGACGCACTCGAATCCGGCGCGCTCGCGCTCACCACCCCCGAAAACGAAAGAGCCCCGCGACGGTCGGCGAACCGAGCGCGGGGCAATTCATTTTGCTCGACCCACGGCCCAACCCCCTGGAGGGAAAGGAAGGAACCAATGGCGACCCCAAAGATGCAGCAGACCCGCCCGCAGCGCAAGGGCGATCAACCTACGGCACGACTGTTTCGGTGGCTCAACGCCATCAAGGCCGACCCGCGCATCCCCGCCGCGGGCTTCGAGGTCGCCTTCGAGATCGGCCAGCACTTCAA